GCGTAAGAAAAGAAAGAAGCAGGTCAATGCCCCTGTCGGCAGTGACACGTTTGAACGTAGGATGGAGCGGCAACGCGCCAGACGCAAGATGGATAGAGAAGGTAAAGACGCCAACGGTAACGGCAAGGCTGACAAGCGTGAAGGTAAAGACGTTAGTCACAAGAAGGCACTGAGCAAAGGCGGCACTAACAAAGACGGTGTTACAGTAGAAGACCGCTCAAAAAACCGTAGCCGTAACTATAAAAAGAAAGGCAGTAGAAAGCCTAAGTAAAGAACTCCCTATTGGTATGGGTTGACGCGTGCTTGATGCGTCTTTAAATGATGTCGTGCCTCTCCTTATGGCATTAAGAATCAGCGGCATAAAATCGAGTAGTCTAACGGGCTAGTGCTATATTCATCGCTAGTCCCTACATAATGCAGACCTAGCCCTATCTGTGGACGAAGCAGGGCAATTAAATTTTTTCGCGTGACGTGGACACCCACTTCATGCTATTTCGTATCGGAGCGATAAATGAAGATAGTAGATGATAAGGCGTTATTACTTACGCTACGTAACCCCGCAAAGGTTACATCGGTTATACCAAAGAGCAGGGAGTTAGCAAACAACCAAGTACTTGTTAACTGGGGATTAGAAGAGACACAGGTACTGCGCAACATGAACATCAACGCGCCATCCCCCATAGAATCTAAGTACGATTGGACAGGTAAGTACACTCCGTTCGATCATCAGAAGACTACAGCTAGTTTTTTCACGTTGAACCGCAAGGCTTTCTGCTTTAACGAGCAGGGTACAGGCAAGACTGCCAGTGCTATATGGGCGTCAGACTACCTTATGAAGCAGGGGGTGATACGTCGAGTGTTGGTGGTGTGCCCCCTATCTATTATGGATTCCGCATGGCGCAACGACTTATTTAGCTTTGCTATGCACCGCAAGGTAGACGTGGCCTATGGAGCAAAAGACAAACGCGCCAAGATAATCGAAGGCGATGCTGAGTACGTGATAATAAATTATGACGGGGTGGAGATCGTAGCGGATGCCGTGGCTAATGGAGGGTTTGACCTCATAATCGTTGACGAGGCTACGCACTACAAGAACCCGCAAACAAAACGATGGAAGACCATGAACAAGTTAGTGGGGCCAAGCACGTGGCTGTGGATGATGACGGGTACCCCTGCTGCACAAAGCCCAACTGATGCATACGGTATAGCCAAACTCGTTAACCCCAATGGCGTGCCCAGATTTTTTGGATCGTTCCGTGACCAAGTGATGCGTAAGGTAACAAACTTCAAATGGGTGCCCAAAGAAGACGCTACCAATACGGTGCATAGGGTACTGCAACCAGCCATACGATTTACCAAAGACGAGTGCCTTGACCTACCACCTATGGTGTACACCAAAAGAGAAGTACCTCTTACCCGACAACAGTTGAAGTACTACAAAGAACTGAAGAACAAGATGGTAATGCAGGCGGCAGGGGAACAGATAAGTGCTGCCAATGCCGCAGTTAACATGAACAAGTTACTACAAATATCCGCAGGGGCAGTGTATACCGACAAGGGGGACGCAGTAGAGTTCGACATATCCCCCCGCTACAAGGTACTACGTGAAGTAATAGATGAGTCTAGTAAGAAGGTGCTAGTGTTCGTACCGTTCAAGCATACGATTGACCTACTGACTAATAAGCTACGTGATGATGGTATATCTACGGAGATAATACGTGGAGATGTAAGTGCCGGTAAGCGTACCGAAATATTCAAACGGTTCCAAGAAGCTGATGATCCCCGAGTGTTGGTCATACAACCTCAGTCAGCGGCGCACGGTGTAACACTAACTGCGGCAAACACGGTGGTATGGTGGGCACCTACAAGTTCCTTGGAAACCTACGCGCAAGCCAACGCTCGTGTACACAGATCAGGCCAAGACCACAAATGTACCGTCGTTCAGCTTCAAGGTTCGCACGCAGAGAAACGTGTTTACGCACTACTAGATAATAGAATAGACATTCACACAAAAATGATTGACCTTTACAAAGAAATACTTGACTAGCTAATAATAAGGCAATAAAGTGTACGTCCCGTTAGTAAAGGAGCGTGTAATGAGTGAAGGAAAGTCTACCGCCGAACAGTTGACCAAGGTTTATCTCAAGATTAAAGATAAGCGTTCAGAACTATCGGCGGCGTTTAAAGAAGAGGACGGCAAACTGACTGAGCAGATGGACAAGGTAAAGAAAGCCTTGTTGGAGTACTGCAAGGAGCAGGGCGTCGATAGTGTAAAGACTTCCGCAGGATTGTTTTATAGGTCTGCCAAGACTAGGTACTGGACTAGTGATTGGAGCAACATGCACGAATTTGTTTTAGAGCATGAGGCACCCGAGTTATTAGACAAACGACTAAATCAGGCAAACATGAAGCAGTTTTTGGAAGAGAACCCCGACCTTGTGCCTAAAGGTCTTAACGTAGACTCAGAATATGTAGTCTCAGTAAGGAGGAAATAATGGCGGCATTTGTCCCAATTGAAAACGTAGCGAAGCACTTTGCAGTGTCTATCTCTACTGTACGTGCGTGGATACGCACCGATAAAATCCCGAGCGATACCTATATAAAGGTAGGTTCTACTTACAGGTTTAAGCTACCGGAGTTAGAAGCCGAACTTTTGGGTAAGCCTACGGCAGTTGTAAATGAAGCACCCCAAGATGACGTGATGTACGAGCAGTTAGAGTTAGACTTGGATGAAGACGCCTGATGAGTAGCAACGGACTACGCCGAATCAGCATACGTGGTGGCAAGTTTCACGTTATAGCTGATGGTGAAGAAGTTACTAGAGACTTAGGTTATATGGATGTGGTTATAGTAAACGCCGCTCCAGTTTCTCGCGCTTACTATGGCGATGCGTACGACCCCAATAGGGTTGCGGTACCTACGTGTTGGTCTGCCGACACACAAGTACCTTCAGTAGATGTACCCCAAGAGCAACGGCAAGCAATGCGTTGTATGGACTGCCCTCAAAATATAAGAGGTTCTGGCCAGTATGGGGGTAGGGCTTGCCGGTTTGGACAACGGTTAGCAGTTGTATTTCGGGATAACCCCGAAGAGGTGTATCAGTTACAGATACCTGCCACGTCTATATTTGGCAGTGCTAATAGCGGAGATATGGGTATGCAAAACTATGCTCGGTTACTCGCTAAACATGACACGCCTGTAGTTACTATCACCACCAAGATTTATTTTGATGAGGATAGTGCAGTACCAAAACTTTGCTTTAAGCCGGTAGACCGCTTAGACGAAGACACACTTGAGAGGGTTTCGGCCATGATTGACCATGAAGATACTATTCAGGCTATCACTATGTCTATCCCTACAACAAGTGAACCTGTGTCTCCGTTTGGTGTGGTGGAAGGTTTCGAGCTAAATGCAAACTAATTAATTAGGATTTATCAAATGGCTACAAATAATCAATATGTAATCTCAAACGTCGAAGCCTTATGGCCCCGTATTAACAAGACTTACAAGTTCGATAACGCAGAGAACCGCACTGTACCGTGTGACGCGTTTGACGAAGGCGCTAAGTATGAGACCCGCTTCCGCATGACTAAAGACCAAGCCAAGGCTCTGTTCATGGAGATGGTTAAAGCGTATGAAGCCAAGAAAGAAAAGGGTTGGCCCGACAAGTTTGATATGCCCTTCAAGAAAGAAGAAGATGGCACTTACACGCACAAAGCATCACTGAAAGGTGCGTACGGTAAAGACGCTACGTTTAAGCCTGTACAATACGACGCAAAAAGCGTTAAACTACCAGACGACTTCATGCTTACCACAGGTAGCACTGTCAACGTAGCGGTTACGTTTACTCCATACAACATGCGCGAAGCGGGTGTGTCTCTCCGATTACGTGCGGTACAGGTTATTAAGTATGTACCTATGGAAGCCGCATCGCCTTTCGGTGCTGTAGAAGGTGGGTTCCAGTTCTCAGCGGAAGATAACCCGTTTGAAGTAGCTGAAGCCCCTGCCCCTGCCCCCGCGGAAGTAGTAACTGATGAGTTGTTTGGGGATGACGAACCCGCAAAAGTCGAGGAGCCGAAGAAAGTAGTTAAGAAGAAGGCACCCGCACCAAAAGCATCTGACGATGCACTGGCTGATATAGTGGCCGACTGGGACGACTAGTCCCTGCAAGACTAAACTGTAGCTAGGACATATTCCGAAAAGGGCGTGCAAGCGCCCCTGCTACGATACCTCTCGGATTTAGGTATATATTATGCAAGTAGAAAGTTTTTTAAGAAGGGTATTGGGGGAAGATGGGCATTACTGCTTGTTCTCTTTCCGTACGAAGGATGACAGGAGGGTACAGAAGTTCTACACCTCCGTAGGGGA